ATGAAAGAGTATCGCAATGCAGCAGGACAAACTTTAATTGTTCCTTTCATTGATGGTAAACCTATTTTCCCTATTCCAGAAGGGTACACTCTGTATGAGGGCGGTGAGCCTGTAGGTGACACACAATTACCTGTAGAAGGTATTCCTGAAACGGGAGGTACACCTCAAAGAGATGATGATGATAGATCATCTTCAATGCAAATACCTACTCCTGAAGCTATTATTTGGGAAGAACTTAATGATGATGATTTTTTAGCAGAAGCAAATGGTCGTATGGGTTTTGGCAGGACGTTGGCTGTAGGTATTGCTACCGCTATTAATCCTATAATGGGTGTAGCTATTGGCGGTTTAATGCGCTATGAAGATTCTAAAGTATTAGAGTTAGCCAAAGAAAGACTTAAATCTGGAGGTTTATCTAAGCAACAACGTGCAGAATATACTGCACTTGTAGAAAAATATGAAGCTAAAAATAAAGGACTTCTTGGTGGATTGCTATCTAAAGTAATTGATAGTGTTGGTAATATGTTAGGTCTTACAAAAGAACAAAAAGTAAAAGCTCAAAAATCAGGGCTTATTCAAAGTATTAGACCTAAACTACGTCCTGATGGAATTGTATCGCAAGCGGATGCAAATGAACTAGCATCAAATACAAATACCTTAACACTAAATGATGGTACTACTATACAAGTTTCAGACTACTTAACTATTCAGGCAAACTTAGCTAGTAGCGATCCTGAAGTAGCTAATGCTGCTGCAGTAGCACTGGGTAATATTATTGTTAATAGTAATAGTACTGTAGATGCTATAGCGGTACTAGGAGAAGAGGCTCGTATTGATTTAGTGAATATTGCATATAAACCTGCATCACAAATAAAAGATATTTTAGACTCTGCTCCCGATGCTTTGCAGCAAGCACTAGGCTATCAAGCTGGTGGTTTAGATCCTGCTAAGGTACTAGAAGGAAGGCAAACTACAGAAGAAGGTTCTGTAGGTAGAATGGCAGTAGAAGCTGCTGTAGATGCTTATGGAATTAATAACTATTTAGATGTAGCTGATACTATACGAGAAGAAGTTTCTAGTTTACTACCCCCCACTATTCCTCGAACAGAAGCAGGAACAATAGATTTAGAAGCAGCTAACATACCTTCATTTACACCCACTCGTGATTTTACGCAGTTGCCTACTACGAGTCCTGTTGTAGTACCTAAAGTTTTAGAAACAATGCCATACACATCAGCAATGGAAGGGCCAGCGGGTCAGCCTGTTTCAGCACCCACTACTTTTGTAGAACCTACACAAACTGGTTTAGAGGCACTAGAAGCACCAATGCCAGCAGCAATAAGCGGTTACGACGAGGCACCAGTAACAGCCACGACTACTCCTGTAGCAAGATCTCCTTCTGATTTTCAATACACTTCTACAACATCTACTTCTGTACCTACTACACAGGAACAAACGGCAGAAGATTATAGTGCAACACTAAGAGCACAAGGTATTGTTCCTACAGAGGCCGATATGGAAGCTGCAGGATTTAGTACTTCTGTACCTTCTACGGCAACTACTACTGCAGGTATCAGTACCTACGATGCTATTCCTACAGGTGAAGAACTTGTGATGTCTCAGCCTGTTGCACCTGCACGTACTGACGAAGAAGTTGTGATGTCTCAGCCTGTTGCACCTGCACAACAACCCGAAACACAAATTCAAACTAGCCCTAATCTAGTCTACGATAGAGATGCAGTTTCTGCTGGTGCAGACTATCTTCAGTCAGGATATGAAGAAGCTGCCTTTGGTGGGCCTACCCCACCCGTTGAAAGTGCTAAAGTAGAAAGTACATTATCTTTTGATGACGCATTTGCACAAGCACGTGCAGCAGGAGAGAGTACTTTCACTTACGATGGGTCTTCTTTTACTACAGAAACTTCGGAAGAAAAACAAGATCGTGAGCAGACAACTACAACTGCCAGCACATCTGGTAGAGACTATATGCCAGCAGGTGCGGGATACACCACTATTGATGGTAGGTATCCTAATGCAGAAGAAAGACAAGAGCAACGTGACGCTGCCCATGCTGCAGCAAGCAATGACTCAGACCCACAAGCTGCAGTAAATCAAGTTGTTGCTACACAAAGAGATGATGATAGCGGCAGTCAAACTACAACTACATCAACGTCTTCTTCAAGAGATACGAGCACTTCCTCAAGAGATACTAATGTTGCTTCATCTGGACGTACTGAAACACAAGTACAAGCAGATATTAACGCAGCGTTAGATGCATCAGGAGGAGATTGGACAGAAGAACTAAATGATCTTGTATCAGAACGTGATAGTGCTCGTTCAAACGAAGGTAGCTCTGGTGGTGATAGTGGTGGAGATAGTGGTGGTTCCGATGATGGAACGCATTGCTGTACAGCTTCACAAAAACGTGGTGATATGACTTTAACTGAAGTTAAAAAGCTACGCTCTTGGCATAGACAACAAAGTATTTATTGGCAAGAAGGATATGATATCTGGGGTAAAGTTATTGCGGATCACTTAGTTGCAAAATCTAAATGGCAATCAGATCGTGTTAGAGACTTTTACAATCATAAAATATATGGTAAACTAACACTAGGATCTGTGTATGCAGATATTGTAATATATCCTATGTCTTATATTATAGGTTTATATAAAGTACTATCCCCTAAAATAAAATCTGTAAAAACTACTAAGGAAATATAATGGATAGAAAAGCTACATACGGAGAATATTTAAGCTCTGTAAATCAACGATACAATAAATTATCAGATGATGAAAAAGATGTAATTCGTTCTATGCGAGGTACACAAGAAGGTTTAGTTCTCAGTAAGGTATTGGGAACTGAATTAGCACTTGCTGAACTGGGAAGAAAAACAAAACCTACAGCATCTGTTAAGAAACGTGGGCTAGGTACACGATAAAAAACTTAGATGTGCTGGCTACTCATCCCCCATCCAACATGGCTACGGTGGCCCCAGTTAAGGAAATAAAATGTCAGATACTATTATGGCTGAAGAAGTGAAGCCCGAAACAAAAGTAGCCTTTGCAAATCGCAAGTATACAAATGAAGAAAAAATTAAACGTGATGAGGAAGAATTAGAAAAACTTATTGCAGAACAAAAGGGTGATACTACTGAAGAAGTTCAGGAAGAACAACCCACAAATGCAGAAGAAAAAAGTTTTAAGAAACGTTACGGTGACTTGCGCCGACACATGCAAGAAAAAGAAAAGTCTTGGGAAGATAAATTTAAACAGCTTGAGGGTCAATTAAAAGAAGTAACTCAAAAAGAAATTAAACTACCTAAGTCAGACGAAGATATTGAAGCATGGGCAACTAAATATCCTGATGTAGCAGCCATTGTAGAAACAATTGCAATTAAAAAAGCAAGAGAGCAAGCTGCAGGATTAGAGGATCGTGTAAAAGAAATTGATGAAATGCGAGCTACTGCTTCTCGTGAAAAAGCGGAAGCAGAACTTATGCAGGTACACCCCGACTTTGGTGAAATTCGTAACAGTGACGATTTTCATGAGTGGGCAGAAGAGCAGCCTAAGTGGGTACAAGATGCACTATATGAAAATGATAGTGATGCACGTTCCGCAAGCCGTGCCATTGATCTGTACAAAGTAGATCGTAATATTAAAACACAGAAACCATCTAACAATAAAGATGCTGCACGTTCTGTGAATAGTCGTAGTAGTCGTTCTACACCTGACACAACTAAAGATGGAACAGTCTTTAAAGAGTCAGATGTAAACAAAATGAATACGCACGAATATGAAAAATACTCAGACCAGATTATGGAAGCTATCCGTTCTGGTAAGTTTATTTATGATATGTCAGGAAATGCACGATAAAGGTGTTGACAACATAAATAATTATGGTATAACTATATATAATGTTTACTAGAGTAGCCCCAGTGTTTGGATTACCTACTCTAGTAAATACCCTCCGCAAACAACAATACGCTTTCGGACAACCTAATGTCTCATGGCCCGTTAGACTAAGCATAGGCCAATGCTTATAATAACGCACCCTAGTAGAGTTAGCCTCTGTATAAACGATTGACGGTTTGCATCTGTATCTTAATGCTTAAAGGAGAATTAAAATGGCATTCGGAAGCGCAAACGGGTATACAAACTTACCTAACGGTAATTTTTCTCCCGTTATTTACAGCAAACAGGTGCAACTTGCATTTCGCAAATCTGCAGTCTGTGAAGCTATCACTAACTCCGATTATTTCGGGGAAATCGCTCAAATGGGTGACTCAGTAAAAATCATTAAAGAACCTGAGATTTCTGTGACAGCGTACCTACGTGGTACTACTATCTCAACTCAAGATCTTTCAGATAATGATTTTTCATTAACGATTGATAAAGCGAACTATTTTGCTTTCAAAGTCGATGACATCGAAGAAGCACACTCCCATGTAAACTTCCAAAGTTTAGCTTCGGATCGTGCAGCATATCGTTTGGCTGATCAGTATGACCAAGATGTTCTTGGTTACTTATCTGGTTACAAACAGGCTGCATTACATGCAAATGCTGGTACAGTAAATAATGTAGTAAATGGTACTAAAGCTAACTCAGCGGCAGGTTCCGATGAACTACTTGCAGCAAACAAGCTTATCAAAGGTTCATTTGGTAACATTACAACAACTTCTGCTGGTGATCATTCGATTCCAGTTGCTGCACGTTTGCCCGGTGCTACTGCATTACCAACAGCTACTGTTTCACCAGCAATGGTTGTGGCTCGTATGAGCCGTTTGATGGATACTCAAAACGTTGATACTCAAGGTCGCTGGCTCGTAATTGATCCAGTGATGATGGAAATTCTTCGTGATGAAGATTCACGTTTGTTGAACGCCGACTTCGGTGGTTCTGGTCTTCAGAATGGAATGGTTTTGAACAATTTCCACGGTTTCCGTGTATATGTTTCAAATAATCTTCCTTCAGTTGGTACAGGCGCATCAACAACAGGAACAGCAAACCAGAACACTAACTATGGTGTGATTGTTGCTGGACATGACTCAGCCGTTGCAACTGCAGAGCAGATCAACAAAACTGAGACTTACCGTGATCCAGATTCATTCGCTGACATTGTTCGTGGTATGCATCTATATGGTCGCAAAATCTTGCGTCCAGAAGCATTGGTTACAGCTAAGTACAACTTGGCGTAAAACTAAAAGTGAGGGGGCTGCTTCGGTGGCCCTCTTACTATATGTAAAATAACTTTAGGTGTGCTATGTCTACATATGTAGAATTGACAAACGAATTATTGCGAAGGTTAAATGAAGTACCTGTAGATATTGCAGGTTCTGACTTTGCAGCATTACGTAATGTGCAAGCTACAGCTAAAGATGCTATTAACAGTAGCCTTCGTGAAATTTATCAATCGGGGCAAGAATGGCCTTTCTTAAAAAATTCGTATACTCAAACTCTTACCATAGGTACTCGTGAGTATTCTTTTCCCGCCACTTATTCTAGTGTAGACTGGGAAACTTTTTACCTTAAAAAACATAGTACACAAAATAATGATCCTACAGTGCTTAGACCTATTAGCTATGAAGAGTATATAAACTCTTATAGATCTATGGATGATCAAGCAGATCCTGTAGCAGGAACTGGCGCACCAATAAAAGTATATCAAACCTTTGGTGATTCTTTTGGGGTAACACCGTTACCTAATGCTGATTATGAAATAGAGTATATTTATTGGTCTATACCTACATCATTGATAAATTATAATGATGTTTGTATTATACCTGAAAGATTTAATCATGTAATTATTGACGGTGCTATGGTATACATGATGCATTTTAGAAGTAACGAACAAAGTGCTAATATGCACCAAGCTAAATTCCAACAAGGTATTAAAAGTATGAGACGTGTTTTGTTCGATGATGAATTAGGATTACGTTCTACAGTTATCGAAAGATAAACATGGATAGATTACGAACACATCTCACTGTTTGTTCAGGCGGTCTGATAACAAACGTAGATCCTTTAACACACGCTTCTGCACTAGGCGGTAGTGCTTTACGTATGATCAACTACGAACCTTCTTTGTCAGGTGGTTATCGTAGAATTAGCGGATACCAAAATGATTATGGTACAGTACCGGGAAATGGCCCTGTTGTAAGTGTGCATGTAAACGGTAATATGCATGACGGTATATTCGCTTGTAGAAAACCTATTTCAGGTTATAACTATTTACATAAATGGAACAATAGTACATCTTCTTGGGACACTATAACTTCTTCAGGAAATCCCGATATTACTAATGCTAGTCGTATTAGATTTACAGACTATAACTGGACAGGAGAAATACTACTACTAACAGATGGGATTAATCCTGCTGCACTATATGATGGCACTAGCTATACGCAGATTACGCACACTAATGCACCAGACAATCCTAAGTACTCAGAAGAGTTTGCATCACACATATTCTTAGCAGGTGACTCTAGTGAACCTTTTAATTTATTTTTTAGTTCACCTCTTAATGCTACAGATTATAGTCCCGCAAATGGATCTGGCGTAATTAATGTAGGTTTTACTATCACAGCCATTAAAAAGTTTCGTAATACTTTATTTATATTTGGTGCTAATAACATTAAGAAGTTGACAGGTACAAACATTGCAGATTTTACATTAGAAAATGTTACATCTAATTTGGGTTGTGTTGCTCCTGACTCTGTGGTAGAATTTGGCGGTGACTTACTTTTTTTAGGGCCAGATGGCATTAGACCTATTTCCGCTACAGACCGTATTGGCGACATTGAACTAGCACCTGTATCTAAAGAAATACAAGATATTTTTGATAACTATTATTTATCTGAACAAGTAACTGATATTAGTATCGTTGTTCTTAGAAAGAAATCACAGTTTAGATTTTTCTTTAAGAATGATAGTTCACTATCCTTGATTGGTGCAATACGTAAAAGCCAAAATAAACAAAGTATCTTTGAATTTAGTCAGCTTATTGGTATTGAAGCTAACTGTGTTGCAAGTGGATACTTAGGACAATTTGAATTTGTAATTCATGGAGACAGTTTAGGTAGAGTACATAGGCAAGAAAAAGGTACTTCTTTTGACGGATCTAGTATTTTTAGTTTGTATCAAACGCCTTACTTTTATATGGATGATCCTGAAGTTCGTAAGGTTGTTTATAAAGTAGATACATATATGAAATCAGAAGGTAACACAGAAGTATTTACAGGCATATACTATGATTACGATGATATTCACACACTTAATCCAGCAACATATACTTTCTCTACAGAAGGTACTGCAGCGGAATATGGTACAGCCATATATGGATCAGGTGACATTTACGATGGAAACCCATCACCAAAAGCACTCACTAATATATCAGGATCAGGTAAATCAGTATCAGTGAGTTACGTTACAGAAAATACAAATGCAAGCCATACAATACAAGCAATAGCTATTACGTATGGTTTAGCCGACAGGAGATAGGCCGTGGCAGGTTACATTAGACAATCTACAGCAGACATTATTCCTACAGCTACAGTACGTGCTGCGCCTATTAACGCAGAGTATAACGCTTTAAGGGATGCATTTTCTGCTACTGGTGGGCATAAACATGATGGCACCACAGGCGAAGGAGAATATATACCTCTTATAGCCGACTTAGATGCCTTAAATAAAGTTGTTATTGACACAACAAATAATCGCATAGGTTTCTTTGTAGAAGTATCTAGTGCTGCAGTAGAGCAAGTACGCATTCAAGATGGTGTTATTCTTCCTGTAACTAACAACGATATTGACTTGGGTTCTAATGGAGCTAAGTTTAAAAATCTATATATTCAAGGTACTGCTGACATTGGTACTGTAGATATTAATGCAGGTAATATTGATGGTACTATCATAGGTTCTAGTACTCCTGCAGCAGCAACATTTACAAGTGCTACATTAAACAATAATTTAAGTGTTACAGGTACATCTACTCTTGTGGGCACAACTACTGTAACATCTATAGATCTTAACTCTGGTGCTATTGATAATACTACTATTGGTACAACAACACCTGTTGCAGGTACATTTACAACTTTAGCTGCTAATACAAGTCTTACAGCAGCTACTGCAGATATTAACGGTGGTACTTTAGATAATGCTGCTATTGGTTCATCTACACCTTCTACTGCAGCATTTACAACTTTAAGTGCTTCAGGTACAGCTACGTTAGCAACTGTTGATATTAACGCAGGTAATATTGATAACACAACTATAGGTGCATCTAATCCTGTTGCAGGTAGTTTTACTACTGTTTCAACTAGCGGTAATGCCACATTAGCTACGGCAAATATTAGTGGTGGTTCTATTAATGGTACTACGGTTGGGGCATCTTCACCTACTACAGGTGCCTTCACTACGTTATCTGCTTCTGGTGGAGTTACAGGTGATTTAACGGGTAATGTTACTGGTAATATTACGGGAGATGTAACTGGCGATCTAACTGGTAATGTTGCAGGTAACTTAACAGGTAATGTAACTTCTACAGGCACGTCTACGTTTAATAACGTAACCATTGATGGTACGTTAAATATGAACGCTGGCACTACAGCTACAATTACTAACCTAACTGATCCTACAAATAATCAAGATGCGGCTACTAAAGCTTATGTGGATACTTCTGTAGCAAATCTAATTGATAGTGCACCAGACAGTTTAAACACTCTTAATGAATTAGCTGCAGCACTTAATGACGATGATGATGCATTTAACACTTTAAATACTGCAATAGGCACTAAACTTCCTAAAGCTGGTGGTACTATGACAGGTGCTATTGCAATGGGCACTAATGTTATTACAGGTTTAGGTGACCCAAGTGCTGCACAAGATGCAGCTACAAAAAATTACGTAGATACACAAGATGCTTTACAGGTTACTAAATCTGGCGATACAATGTCTGGTAATCTTGCAATGGGTAATAACAAGATTACTGGCTTGGGTACTCCTACAGCTACAACAGATGCCACAAATAAAACTTATGTTGATGGCATCCTTGGTTCAGCTACTGCTGCGGCTTCCAGTGCATCAGCGGCGGCTACAAGTGCGTCAAATGCAGCTACAAGCGAAACTAATGCAGCTTCCTCTGCTTCGGCAGCGGCTGCGGATCGTGCTACTGTAGCATCACTATATGACAGCTTTGATGACCGCTACCTTGGGCCAAAGTCTTCTGCTCCTACTCAGGACAATGACGGAAATGCGTTGATTGTCGGTGCGTTATATTTTAACAGCACAAACAATATCATGTACGTCTATGGCTCTGGTGGATGGCAAGCGGCTGGTTCCTCAGTCAATGGTACATCAGACAGACAGACTTATACAGCTACGGCTGGTCAAACGGTCTTCGCTGCTTCTTATGATGCAGGTTACGTGGATGTATATCTTAACGGCGTTAAGCTGTTAGCAGGTACAGACTTCACAGCCACTAACGGTACAAGCGTTACTCTGGCCTCTGGTGCTTCAGTCAATGACGTAGTGGACATTGTAGCTTATGGTACGTTTGTCCTAGCTGATCACCTCACGCAGACACAATCAGACGCACGTTATGTGAACCTTTCTGGCGATACCATGACGGGTGGGCTAAATATTACAGTTGGAGACAACTCACAGCTTACCCTAGAGGGTAATGACACAAATCCCACCACCATTATGATGGACTATAACTCTACAGGTTCAACTGATAGGGTTCGCATCCAGAATGATGCTGGTGACATGAAGTTTGCAACTAGCAATGGTCAGGTGCGCCAGACTATTACTAAGGCAGGTAACGTAGGGATTGGCACAGATTTGCCTACAGCCCCCCTTACAGTAGACAATACAACAAATAATCAAATTAGACTGCGTAGAACGGCGTCAGGCAACAATGTTTTAGCTGCTACTTTTAGTGACACAGGATCAACAGGTGAAACATATGTAGCGATTGGCTCTGATGGTGATGATCTGGTTATGCGCTCAGGTGGCTCAGAAGCCATGCGCCTCGACAGCAGCAATAACTTGCTGGTGGGGACTACTGACAAAAACATTCGTGACAGTTCTTCTGCAGAAGGCATGGTGTATCGTAATGGAGACAGCTTAGATATTAACCGCAGTGCTGCACCACCTCTTATTGTCAATCGTGTAGGTAATTCTGATGGCGACTTAACTCTTTTCCGCAAAGACGGCGCCACTGTGGGGAGTATTGGGAGTGTAAGTGGGAGTGTTTCTTACATTGTCCTTGACCCTAGAACAAACGGCTCTGGTATTCGTGGCACAACAAATGGCCTATTGCCTACAAACCAAGCAGGTACTGCAACTAACGATCATGTTGATTTGGGTTCAGACACTAACGCATTCAGAAACCTCTACCTCTCTGGCGGTGTATACCTTGGCGGCACTGGGTCGGCTAATAAGCTGACAGATTATGAAGAGGGAAGTTGGACACCTACAATTGGTTCTGGATCATTCACTTACCAAAATGCAAGATATGTTAAGGTGGGTGACATGGTTACTGTTTGTGCAAACATTGCTGACATTACAGATAATACTTCAACATCAGACGTACAAGTAGGTGGGCTACCTTTTACTACAGTGGCTGCTAGTCAAACTGTAGGAAGTGTTATGTTTAGATATGTAGATGCTCCAACAAATATGATTCAATTAACACCTCTAGTAAATGCAAGCTCATCTACTCTGATTTTTTATTGGAGTAGTAGTACTGGAGCAACATGGGATGGTTTACAATATGCGAATGCAAAATACACAAATTGGGATATGATTATTTCAGTTACTTATAGAGCAGCAGGTTAATACCCCAGTTGGATTACTGGGTAGTCAGTCCAAGCCATAAAGGAGATAAACGATGGCACTAACAGAAGAAACAGTACAAGACAAAATAGAGATCGTAGGCGACTACAAGCATGTGCAAGTACGCACTGCCACGGTCATCAAGCGTGATGGCACAGAGATTAGCCGCAGCTTCTCACGCCATGTCGTTGCACCAGATGCAGACATTACAGGTGAAAGCACAGAGGTGCAAGCTATCTGTAATGCAGTTCACACGCAAGCAGTAAAAGACGCATACGCAGCCCATGTAGCGGCACAGACTGCAGAATAATTACGGGGAAACTTAAATGTCAAAAGCACGGACACTAGCCGATTTTATTTCAGACGGTAGCGAGTTTGCTGACGGACAGATTTCCGTTGCAGAAGTCGTTGGCGCTGCTCCACTGGCTTCTCCTACTTTTACTGGTACGGTTACATCTACGGGTAATATCGCTTTAGGTGATGATGATGAGTTAGTATTAGGCAGCAATAGAATGCGCCTTTATTATTCTGCCAGTAATAATTACACGGTTTTAGACAGCAATGGCACATCAGGATTTGTTTTTGATGGTGTTAACAATCTTTCAGTAAATATTGGGGGATCACTATCTGGCGCATTTACCGCTAATGGCGTGTCTTTATATAGTGGTGGTGCAGAGAAGCTACAGGTGTACGGTAGCGGTACAATAGCACTAGACGATATTAAGGTTAATGATGACGTAAAGATTGGCTTTGGTCAGTTTCATACAGACTTAGAACTGTATCATGATAGTGCTACATCCACTAACAAACTGGTTGGTGATGTTGTTCAGACAGGCAAGTTAACTACAGATGCTACTGATCTATCAGCCCTAGCAGCCACCATATCCGACACAGCCGTAGACATCTTTGTGTACGACACCCGCAAGGACAGTGATGGCGGTGCATGGCGTAAGCGCACACAGAATACAAGCTGGTACAATGAGACACTGAACACTGCTACCCGTGGTTCTCGCCGTGAGTTCCCTGCTGTTGCTGTTATTGTGGCTGAGACTAATCAGGTTACGATCTACGATGGTGATGATCCTGACCTGCCTATGTGGATGGTGTTTAATTATAACTCAGGTGCTATTTATTATACTCACGCTGTTTCTTGTGTATCTATGCTTAATGGCATTTTAACTATAGGTATTTCATCCACTTACGGAGTTAGCATTAGTAACTTTGTGACTGAAGATATCCAGAATATTAGAAATACTTTTGGTGTATATACATACAATGGCAGTATCGTTGATAGAAACTCAAGCAGTGGACAAACACTAAACTCAGCCAATCCTCTTATAAACGGCGCAGTCAACGATGTAGCCATGACCGTGCTACCCAACGCCCCGATTGATGCTGCTACAGGATTGCCTGTGCCGACGATTGCGGTGGCGACTGATGGTGGGGTTTCTGTTATCAAGGATGATGGGAACGTCTACGATATTACAGGACACGGTGCTGCCCCAAAAGATATTGGTTTTACTGAAGATTATAAATTGATAGGCCACGGGTATTGGAGAGAGGCTATCCATATAATGGATATTCCAAACAGCGATGTTAGTATTGGTGGTCATTATGTCAAAATATATAACAACAGCACACCTCCGTATACAAGAGCGTGGCGCACTTGGGAAAGTTTAATTTCTTTTAAGAACGACACTCACGCTTTTGGTACAGATGATGGCGCAGAACCACTCCATGTAGCGCAGCAGAGTGATAATAACGGACTGATGGCCTATGTTGGACATGACCACAACACAGGCTGGATGAACGGCGCAATCAAACTAGCCACCTTGTCCGACACCGATGATACTGACGTTACTGGCAGTGAGTTGGTGACCAATGGTACGTTTGATACTGATACGAGTGGGTGGACTGCGTACAATGATGGAACACTAAGCGTAGTTTCGGGCGCACTAAGGGTTACTCCTGATGCAGATGGTTCGGGTGCGCAGCAATCTATTGCAACAGTATCTGGCAAAAAGTATGTCCTTTCAGGAGAATTTACGGTTTCAGGTGGTCAGGGTAGGATTTCTGTCGAAACTTCGGGTGGTTCAACGATAACTAACTCAGGCAATGTTACTTCTTTTTTAGGAGGTCTGACTTTTACAGCGGGAAGTGCTACTACTGTAGTTAAACTAAACTCAAATGGTGGTACGAGTTATACTGATTTCGACAACATCTCAGTACGCCTAGCCGAAGAAGACCGCAGTGTGAACGGCAACGGTCTACAAGTGTTTGGCACTGTGACCAAAAACCCTGTGGCTACTGGTGCGGATTTGGTGGCGTATAGTGGGTTTGGTACTAATAACTTCCTTAAACGGCCTCCCAACAGTGACTTAGCTTTTGGCAACGGCCCTTTTGCAGTAATGGGTTGGTTTAAAGGTGGAAGTGATACTGAAGTTCTATGTTCATTCGGCTCTGGATCACAGATTTTTGATGTTCGTATCCACTCAAATAATCAAATTCTTACTCAAGTGACAGATGATACTTTTGCGACAAGGGCGATTATATCAGGACAAGGGCCAACGGTTACTTCTGATGTTTGGAAGTGTATCGTTATTGTACGACAAAACAACAAGTTGAGTTACTATTTGAATGGCGATCACGTTCATACCTCTAGTGCAGTAGAAGCAAATCTGACTAACGATATGGTTTTACATTTAGGTGCTGAAAACTCAAATGGTGCAAAACCTGTTACAGGTTCTATGGCACTTTGGCGTGTAAGCGGCACAGCCCCATCCCCAGAACAGATCAAGAAAATCTACGAGGACGAGAAGGTGCTATTCCAAGAGAATGCCCAAGCCACGCTATACGGCGACAGTGATGCGGTAACAGCTTTGGCCTACGACGATAGCACAGAGTTGCTTCATGTCGGTACAAGCGCAGGACGTTCAGTCTTCCAAGGGCTACGCAGAGTAGACAACACAACCGATGCAGTCGGTGCAGCAATCAGTGCATCTAACGGCCTAGTGGCTGACGAATAAGGAGTGACAGATGACAGTCAACGTATCTAAGCCAGCCATTAACGTAAGAGAAAAGCTGGCAGAACTAGACAAACCCACAGGTATAGCTGGCGAGGCTATGCTTCGTGCTGAGACACCACAGGAACAACAGGCTTTAATAGGCATATCTGGTAGACGAAATCTTTTGCAAAATGGCGCAATGACTATATCCCAGAGAGATACTACGTTCACTTCGCCAGATAGCGGAACTTATACACTGGATCGTTGGAAATATGAAAGGGGTGGTGGAGCCGCTTGTACCATTGAACAGTCCTCAGATGCGCCTAACGGATTTGAAAAAAGCATCAAGGTAACCGTAACGACACCTGAAGGAAGTATTGGTGCGGGGGATTTTTCCCAGCTTTTGTATCAAATTGAAGGGCAAGATATTGCACCGTTAGCTTATGGCACAGCGGACGCAAAGCCTATGGCTTTTAGCTTCTGGGCTAAATCTTCTGTGACGGGCAGTTTCCCACTTAGTTTTCAAAACCACAATGGCACCAGAGTTTACCCTTTAACTTATACCATAAATCACGCCAACACTTGGGAATACAAGACGATCTATATAAAAGGTGATACGGGAGGAACTTGGGTTACGTCAGGAAATACTGTAGGATTGCGTTTTACTTTCTTGTGGGTTTCTGGAAGCAACTTTACCACAGGTGTAGACGGCGGCGGGTGGAAGGCCACATCAGGCTATTTAGGTCTTACTGCGCCTTATACTGCGCCTATTGATGCTACAAATGCCACACTTCAAATCACAGGTGTCCAACTAGAACTAGGCAAAGTCGCCACGCCTTTTGAACACCGATCCTATGGCGAAGAACTGGCGTTGTGCCAGCGGTATGCAATCGTTTATGGCGGGGCCGAAACCAGACACCTTGGTACAGGTTCAATGTATAATGCGGCAAGTGTAAATTTCAGTATGCACACTCCTGTTCATATGAGAGTGCAACCCTCATTAATAAAAACAACAAATGGAGATGGAAACTGGCTACAGGTTTATGTTGGCGCTACGGGAAATAACTCAAACCCAACCCCGCAATTGGGAGAAAATGGAGATACAAATACTTTTAGAATATATGCTCCAAATGTTGGCCTTAATCAGACAGTAGGTTTGGGTGCTTGGGTGCAAGTATTAAATGGTGCTTCCTTACTACTAGATGCGGAGTTATAAATGTATACAATTTTAATCACACCTCCTTCAAATGATAACATCGGTATATGCAAATTAACTGACGACAGTATATACATCCCACTAGACCCTGCAAACCGCCACTATCAGGAAGTCCTAGACGCAATCATTGAACAAGGCGCAGACTGCTTTGACGGTGATATTCCAGAAGACCTACAGGCAGCGGCAGACGAAAAGCAGTTCAACCAACAGCTTGCAGACTACCGTGTAGCTACAGCCCGACTAGCACAGTACATCGTTGCAGATGGTCGTGCAGAGGTACGGGAAATGCAGCCTACTGGTGAACAGGTGTTCAACGAAGAAACAATGGAAATGGAAGACGTGATGCATGAGGTTATCACAGTCACAGCCATTGAACCTGTTGAGCCTACAGTCACACGCATGGTGTACTCTGATGACATGGACGCAGAGCCTACAGAGGAAACCATTGAGAACCCTCTGATTACTACTGACGTAGCTGAACGTGCAGCGGCACAGGCTGTAGTAGATGCTACACCACAACCAGTTAAGGATGCTGCCTAATGTCTGAGGATAGCTGGCACTTGAGCAAGTCTGTACCGATTACACTAATCTTTGGCTTACTTGTTCAAGGAGCAGCTATCGTATGGACAGTCAGTATGATGATGTCTGACATAGAGAATAACAGAGAAGAGATCATCGTACTAGAAAAACGTATTGGACGCATAGAAGTGTCTGTACAAAATCAAGCAATATCACTTGCACGTATAGACGAAAACATAAAAGCAATAAGATCATCAGTAGAAAAGATGGCAAATGAATAACAATAAGGTTTGCCATAATGATAGAAGTATTAGCTTTAGCAGGTGCAGTTACTAAGATAGCTGGTGCAGTTAGTTCTGCAGTTAAAGCTGGCGGTGATGTAGCAGACTTACTGCCTCACTTTGGTAAGTTAGCAAAACTAGAAGCAGATATTAGTTTAGCTGAACAAGGTAGGCATAAAGGCCCACTAGGTAGACTGAGTTCATCTGAAGAAGAAGGCTTTGCAATTGCACAAGCTAAGATGAAACATAAAGAAGCACAGAACGAACTACGTGAAGTGTGCAGATTATATGGGCCTCCCGGCATGTGGGACTTGGTAGTTAAAGAGCAAGCTGCCGCTAGAGTTAGACAAAAAGAAGCATTAGAAGAACAAGCTAAGGCAAGAGACAGATTATTCTGGGGTATATCACTAGCTATCGGAGTAGTATTATTCTTAGGTGGTACAGGTATAATGATCTGGGGTCTAAATGAAGTAGTCAATGGATAAGGTGTTGACACATAAATAAACTAAGAGTATACTTTGTCTTATGACAATATTAAGGAAATAAGAAATGATACAATTCCAAGGATTTAAGCCAGAAGCAATGCAGCGTATCGCTGGTACTTTAGGGTATCAGGGTGACATGTCTGGGTTCAATGACTACCTAAATCAAAATCCTGATAAAATGAATCAGATGAATATGTATCAAAATACAGCCATGCAAATGGCTAAAGGTGGTATAGCACGTAAAAAATACAATGAGGGTGGCGTTGAAGATGGTGTAATGACACCTTTACAAACAAGTGGTCAAACACAGACTATTGGTGAAGAGTCTATTGAAAGATTATTTCAACCTGCACTTCCTTATGGTGGACAAACACAAGCCGCAGGTATAGCAGAAACACCTGAGCAACTTATTAGTACAGATAGTGGTCAAGTATCGGGTGACGTTACAGCGCAAGTAACTGAAGCTACAACTACATTAGCACAGCAACCTACAGCTACAACTGTGTCCACAATAGATCCACGAGAAGTTGGCGCAGATGTAGAAACACAACTTGCTAAAACGACTGCAGCTACTACTGCTCTAGCACCAGAAGCACAAGTTGCTGCACAAACTCAAGAAACTACTTCTATATCAAACATAGAAGCTGATCAGGGTGATGCTATTCTTATGAATAACCCTGTACAGAGACAAATATCTGATGGTGAGATGATATCTGGTGTAGCTAATGCTGCGACTGCATCTCGTTTTAATGAACAAATAGAAGCTGCTACTGCGACACCCACTAAACAGTCTACTGTAAAAGGACAGCTAGAAGGCTTAATGCAAGACTTTGAGGGTGGACAAACACCAGCATGGGCAGCAGGAGCAATGAGAGCAGCGTCAGCAACTATGGCTGCACGTGGCTTAGGTGCAAGTAGCATGGCTGGACAGGCTGTTGTGCAAGCAGCTATGGAAGCCGCACTACCTATAGCACAAGCAGATGCTGCTACACGTGCTGCATTTGAAGCTCAGAACCTAAGCAACAGACAAGAACGTGCAGTACTTGCAGCACAACAACGTGCAGCATTTATGGGCCAAGAGTTTGATCAAGCATTTCAGGCAAGAGTTGTTAATGCAAGTAAAATTAGTGATGTAGCTAATCAGAACTTTACCGCAGAACAACAGATAGCCCTTGAAAATTCTCGTGCTGCCAATACAATTAATCTACAAAACTTAAATAATAGACAGGCTATTACTATGTCAGAGGCTGCGGCTTTATCACAACTAGATATGGCTAACTTGTCCAATAGACAACAAGCTGCTGTACAAAATGCACAAAACTTTTTACAAGTTGACATGGCTAATTTATCTAACCAACAACAAGTTGAAATGTTTTCTGCACAGCAGCGTCAGCAAGCTTTATTTACAGATCAAGCTGCTGTTAATGCTGCTAAACAATTTAATGCAACAAGCCAGAATCAAACAGATCAATTCTTTGCTAACTTACAAACACAGACTGCACAGTTTAATGCGGCTCAGTCTAATGCACAAGCACAATTTAATGCAGGTGAAGGTAATGTGATTACTCGTTTTAATGCAGAGCTAATGAACCAACGTGATCAATTTAATGCACAAAACAGACTTGTAATTGATCAGAATAATGCACAATGGCGTAGAGAAATTGCAACTGCAGATACTGCAGCAATTAATCGTGCTAATGAAATTAATGCTGCAGCAGTGCTGGATATATCTGATACAGCATATAACAATTTGTGGCAGTATTATTCTGACAGCATGGAATTTTCATGGCAATCAGCAGAAAATGAACGAGATCGTATTAATCAATTAGCTATTACAAAACTAAACGCAGATGCAACTATGGATATTCAAGATCTTAAAAATGACTATGCATCTTCTTCTGCATTTGGTGGTTTAATTGCTACTATGCTAACAAGCGATCTAACTGGTAGTATCTTGGGTGGTATATTCTAATGATGAATCAAGCTAAAAAATCATACTTAAATATAAATAAATATATTGAAAATGATGTTCCTGAAACAGAACAATCTTCTGGACTATTAGGTAGAACTAAAAAGAAAATAGATATGCCTAAAGGTCAACGTGAACCTAAAGAACGAATGGCACGTTTAGTAAAAAACATACGTGATGCACGAATGGAGATACGTAATGGAACGTAATACACCACCTCTTGATGGCCCTATTGCTGGACAATCACTTACTACTGAATTAGGTAATAGACCTTGGCAAAAACCTGCACAGTATACTACTCCTGAACAGGCACTTGAATATTACTTACCAAGATTAAATGAGCCACAAGTTTATGATCAATTAATTGATGTAATGCGATTAGGCATTCCGCTTACAACTATAGCAGAGTCAATGCAGATTGGTGGTGTTATGCAAGGTATGCACAGTGTAGACGTAGGTATACTTATTATGCCTGTACTTATGGAAATGATGGCGTTCATTGGTGATGATGCAGGTATTGAATATAATTTAGGTATTGAAGAACGTATTGATGAAGATAAAATATCACAATCTACTATCGCTTTGGCTATGAAGAAAATGAAAGATCGTATTCCTGAAGTTGTAGAGGAAGCAAAAGAAGAAGAAGACACAGTTGAAGTTGAAGAAGAACAAACTGAACAGCTTAGTGGTCTTATGGCTCGGAGGGTGTAATGGCATTTAATTTTGGTGGATTTGTTGGTGGCTTTTCAAGTAAAGTAGTTGAACGTTTTGAGGAAGAAGAACGTAGAGCGGAGGATCTTGCTAAAGAACAACGTTCTATTGCTACACGTCAACGTCTTGCACGTGAAGAAGAGAAACGTAGAAAAGAAATATTGGCAGAGGAATTATCAGGGCAACTTGGTATGTACTTTGATGAGTCGCAGGTTGAAGCCATAATGGGTAAAGGAGTAGGTGCCGCTAAGGAAGCTGTGTTGCTTGGGCAAAATGCTGCTGCAAAAGGTATGAGTCCTGCTGCACTGATTAATATACCTACTGCTGCTGACTTAACAGATACAGAAACTACAGCATTTGCAAATGATGTGATATCTACATCTGATGCATTGCCTACTGTCACAACTTCTGTAATGGATGCGGATAGTTTAGAAGGTACAGAACGTCCTAAGACTTCTTCTGGCTTGTTTAACCTAGAATACTATGGTAAAATTATGGCACCTGCAGATGACGAACAGGCGACACTAGATGCAGCATACGCTGTAGCTGTACAGAAATCTATAAATGGAAGTACCCCTGATATACGTGCTAAAAACGAAAAGTTAGCTGCTAGGTATCTTGAAAAAATTAAAGAAAAGGATGCTGCACTGTCTGATAAAGGAACTGATTCAAGTCCTTTTAGTAAGTCTAGTCTTGAAAGTATCCAGAAACAACAGATGAAACTCGCACTAGAAGAAAATGAATTTTCTGTAGATCTAGAAGGTAGACTTACACAAAAAGTAGGTAACAAAATACCTGAGTATAATGTTGCGGTACTTCAAGCAAATAGTAGAATGAGAACTTTAAATACAGGTGATGATGGTTTACCTATGAGTCCTCAGTTACACAACTTAACTAAAGATAATGTGCAGAATGCTGTAAAGAAAATACAACTTGACGCACGTAGACTAATTGCAAATCCTCAAAATAATCCTCGTGCAAATAGACTTATTAATCCAACACAACCTATTGAACAATCACAACTACAAGCTAATGCAAATAGTGGAGAGTATAAGATTGGAGATATTATTTACGTACAACAAATGGAAAATGGTATGCCTGTAACACGCATTAAAGTATATACTGGCATTGTTTTATCTAGTACACACAATAATTTTATTGATGCAGGTAGAAAGTAAATGGATAATACCTTTTTGTTTGGTGACATTGAGGAAGAAGAAGTAGTAACAGAACCTAAAGTACCTGATCCACAAAGTTCTACTTCTCTCTTTAATGATCTAGATGACGAATCAACATATATAGAAACTAAGCCAACACTGCCTTCTCAAGAGGGTAGTGCTTTTGGGTTTGAAGACATTAAAACTGATACTGACTTTGATTTTACAGTAGATCCAGCAGTAGAGGAACCTATACTTGAGCCTACAGACACTGTAGCAGAAACAGAAACGGTCAGTAATGTTCAGTCTATTGTAGATAAATTATACAATGAGGATATTAATGCCGTTGATGAGAGAGTAGATAATGACTTTATACAAGTTCAACTAGACTTGGCACGTCAGCAAGTTCAAAAAGAACAAACATTATTAAAGAATATAGCTACTGCAGGTAACATGACTGTAGAAGAAGTTATGGCTGATATGAAAGCAAAATATCCTAATTCTAATATGGGATTGACTGCAGAGGAACGTGTTAATCTTGTTGTAGCAGATCACTTTGGTAAGGCAGAATCACAAAGAGACAGACTAATTGAAAGATTAAATAGTAAAAACCTAGTTACAAGTGGTTTGTCTGCAAAACTATTACAGGCTGCAGAAGAAGGACACCTTAATCTACGGCAAATTAATGCTATTGTATTTGCGGATGAAGTTCTTAATCCAGCAACGGCTGTAGCAGAGTTACCCCAGCACTGGACAAACATACAGGAACACGTCCGTGAAGGTAGTTATGGTAGTGCAGCAGCAGACGTAGGTTGGGCAGTACTTGATGCAGCCGCAGCTATACCTGTGGCAGGTGTACTTGCTAAGGGAATTACTAAAACATGGAAAACTGTAGGCAACGGCGGTGAATACAATCGTGTTCAAGATGCCATGCTCAATGAAACTAAACTTGGTGAAGATATAAAGAAACGAAACAAGGCTATAGCTAAAGCTAATGCAGATATTAAAAATGAATTAATTATAAACTTCCAAAATCGTAATGATGTCGATATATCTTTTCAGAATAAGGCGGGTGATTTAACTATTGACCCAACTAAAGTACGTACTGCAGGTAAGACTAAGCTAAAAGAATACTATATTGATGACGTATATCAGGGTAATAGTGTAGACTCAGCTACAGTAAATCCATTAGATGAATTAGCTATCAACGATGAAGATGTGTTAGCAATACCTATGCTTAATCCAGAAAAACTAGATGCATTAGTTGGTGTTGTTAAAGATTTAAAAACAGAGAACCCCGATCTCTTAAAGTTAGGTACAGATAAACCTCTTGTAGATCAACTGTTTGAGTTGACAGTATCACAAGATTTACTTGCTGATGATACTTTATATAACATACTTAATAAACATGGCATGTCTTACGAAGAATACATGTTAGGTGTTGTAGGGTCTGCGTCACAAGCAGGGCGTTTACTTAATAGAGTAAGTCAGATGTCTCGCTTTAAACCAAAAGGTATTAAGGAAAGACAGGCTGAGAAAGCCAATCAAGCTACACAAAAAGGACTCGCTAAGTTTTGGTCTAATACAGTATTGCGTAGTGAGAATATACGTAGGGGTTTAATGGTATCATCACTTGCAACTGCTGCACGTAACCTTCAGTCTGGTATCATTAGAGCACCAGCAGAAGGACTTGCTAATGTATTTGACACAGCCCTTATTACATATTCTAAAGCTGTACAAGAGGGCGATAGATTTCGTGGGGTAGTAGAGGCTACTAAAAATGTATTGCCTGTAGTGCGTGATGGTACGTATTCTAACGCATTCCGTAACATGAAATACATGTTTGCTGATCAAAATACAGCAGAACAATACACTAAATATATTTTAGATAGACCAGAACTTTCTCAACATTTTGATAGATTAAACAGTAACATTGCCGAACTACAGGAACTAACTGGTAGGGGACAAGCTACTACTCGTGTGGGTCAAGGTTTAGATAAGATGGCATCACAACTTGAGGACGGTGTTGCATTTTTAAATGCCCCTAACCGTTGGCAAGAAATGATGTTACGACATACTACATTTTTTAGTGAAGTAGAACGGTTGACTAATGCAGAGTGGGGCATTGACCTACGTAAGACATTAGATGAAGGTAGAATTAAAGATGTAATAAATGATGCGCCAGACTTACGTGGTAGTGATGGTAGATCTTTTATAGATATAATGGACGAAGCTACTACAAAAGCATTAGATGTTACCTATGCCAAGCAGCCTGATTTCTACCCATTCAAAGTTATATCTGATACCATTACTAAGTCTGGTCTTACTGTCATTGTTCCCTTCCCTCGTTTTATGTTTAACTCACTAGAGTATATGGCACAGAATGTAGGTGGTGTAGGTATAATGGCTGCACGTAAAGCTATGTTTAAAGATACTCGTGGTGTGCTTACTCCAAGAGATAGACAAGATATATCAAGAAACCTTGTAGGTATTGGTGCTATCATGGGCATGTATCAATATAGAACCTCTGAATTTGCAGGTGAACGCTATGAGTCTATGGAATATGAAGATAGTCAGGTAGACTTGACAGGCACATATCCTATGCGTCAAGTAGGTTGGATAGCTGAGTTTGAGAAGCGTAGGAAAGAAGGTACGTTAGACACTTGGTACGGTGCTGACATGGATCACATAGCGGAAACATGGCTGGGAACGTCTGCACGTACTGGTGTAGGCAACGTGATGATTGACGAAATACGTGATATCATTGTTGGCACAGATGATATTGTAGATAAGAACAGACGTGCTAAAGCAATTGGTGGTGCAGTAGGGCAATACGTAAACACATTTCTTACACCTTTGTTTCAGTTAGTAGAAGGACAACGTGCTGCAGGTATTAAGAGTGACGTGTACGTAGATGCTGCAACAGATCCTACACTTAATGATGACTGGGGTACGTCATTCGGATCGGGGTTTAGTAGGTCACTAATACAACGAGGTGTTGCTGCCCCATCTTATGAAGAAGAATTACCTAACAGAGTTGCTATTGATACTGGCGACATTAAAAGATATGATCCATTAAAGAAATTATTCTTTGGTCTTAACGTTAAGGCAGCAGATAATGACGTAACCGAATACCTACTTGAGATAGGTTTTGAAGATCCTACATATGAACTGGGAAGTAGATCTAAGATACCAGAAGAAAAACGTGCAGAAAATAAGTATCTATCTTCTATATTACCCCTAGTTACTGACTTAGCTAAAGATTTATCAGGTAAGCAAGGTGATACTAAAAGTGAAGAACATAAGATAGCACGTAAGTTAGTACGTGATATGTTGGCAGATGCTAAACAAGAGTTCCTTACAGATGGGTATGCGTCTCCATATGCTGTTGCGGTAGATGACTTGTCACGTGTTCCGTATGATGACAGGCAGTATGCACAAATTATGTTTAAGAAATTTAATGACGGTAGGAGTCCTGATCCAAGATCCCTAGAGGATCTCATGCAACTGCTAGAGTTATCAGATGACGCAATGTAAAAGAGGGGGCAATTAAGCCCCCTTTATTTTTGTCTATCGTTTGTCTCCACTGCCACCTATTGTATTTGCGGTTTTCCTAGCACTTAACTTTGCTTCATTCTGACCAGCTATCATGCCCAAGGTAAGATTAAGATCAGTAGCAAGTGCAGCACAGTACCACAGTACGTCACCTATCTCACTGGCTATCTGTTCTCGCCAGTCTTCTGGACGTTTATCAGGCCCATCACGTACAAGCTTCTTTACTTTGTTGGCTACCTCACCTGCTTCACCTGCTAGTCCTAGTGCAGGGTAAAGTATCTTGTGTTGATCAGGGTAAATAGCAGTTTTTGAGGCATTGCGTTGATACGAATTAAAGTCCGACATGTTGTACTTCTCCTTTAAGAATTGTTCCGCTTCCTCTTTTAGCTTCATATGTCTTTACCCTCTTTAAATTATCATAGAAGGCTTTGTTAAAACCCCTATGCCACTCACGATACTGCATAGTATCCTCATGGAAAGGGTTAATAAGTTTACCCCGCTTAAAGTTATCGTAACCCATCTGAAACTGTACTCTAAGTGGTGCGTCATACTTACCCAAACCACGTTCTGCTCTTGTCTTTTTCATAAGATATACTCCTTATGCTACGTTGATTAATGTTGCTTCTGTGTAAGGTACATGGTAAAACTGTTCACCCGCATATATGTTACGTCCATATGCCTCACGTAGTTTATCATCTGTTAATAACCCACTGTCAATACACCAGCATTGCTTCATGTTATTACTGAATATATAAAATTGTAAGTTATTATGTTTAGACAGTAACTTTTTCTTGCGCTCAAGAATACGTATGTCTGCCCAATTGGTAGGCCAGTCACCCTTCCACGCAGTCTTCACTTCTGCTTCACTGTAGTATTTTACTCCATCTTTTTGAGTTACAACATCTGCATCATATGACTCTGTGCTATCCACAAGTTCGTGACCCTCACCTATAAGGTGAGATATCAGTGCTTGCTTTGCTGCTTCATCATATTTAGCGTAAAGATTACGTGAGAAAGGTTTTCTATAGGCCATGTCTTACTCCTTTTCGGATGTAGTTTCAGTTTGTAGTGACTCTTTTAACTTACCAACAAGCAATTCACTTGATACTTTCAAGCTATTTGATTGATAGTTTAATTGAGATTGAAGATTATTATTATACGTGATCTCCTGTAGTAACTGTTTTTGTTCTTGAGTAAAGTCATCTGTCTCATACTCTACTTCGTCTAGTGTTAATGTTGCCATATCATTTCTCCTTATATAGATTTTGGTAACTGAAAGCAATACGTAACTGCTGTTGCTTCTGGCGATGGTTTAGTGCTCACTAATCTTTCTTCCATTGGTGCTGCTACTTTTCTACAACTGGCATAGTCTGTAAATAAAGTATGATACGCTTGTATTTTCATCTCACCTTGGAAGGTCATAATGAGCACTAACACATACATTAGAATATACCTGAGACTGTATCCACTACCATTGGGATAACAAAGTCTGCCAATACTACCACACCTGCTACTGCTGTTAAAACTTCAAACATATTATATCTCCTTTATGTTATATCTACCATTTCACATACGTCACCAGAGCAAGCCATAGTTTGCATTGCTACAGTGTTATCGTCTTTCTCGTACTCAGACAGCCCAGCCCAATCAATCTTCTTAGGCATAGACTTTAGTAGCACGTTATAAGCTTCTTTGTCTACCTCTTGATAAGGTGCTTGCTGATAAGTATGCTCAGAGTGTGGTAAAAATGACACACCTGACATCTCATCAAAGTATTTGTACACAAATGCACCTACTTCCATCCACTCTTCCTCACGTACAGAGATTGTAACGCTAGGTTTGTGCTCACAGAAGTGTCGTTGATACATAAGCCACATCTCTAGTTGCTCAATCGCAGACATATCATTACGTGTCACTGACTTTGCTGGTGACTTAACAGGAAAACTAAACACTGTAGTCGTATCACCTTTCATTACGCATGGCTCACTAGGTATACCCTGATCCATCATAAACTGTGTTAATGGATCTTTATTATCACCACGGACAGTACGGATATAATGGGCACTGTGGCGAGCATGTATGCCAGAGGCACTATCCACCAACTGTGAGACTGTTCCCGAAGGTTTGACGCATGTAATTGCAGCAGCAACAGGTATACCAAGACGGTCAGCCCATTCAGCATTAGTAGATACAGCGACCCCACGAAGATGTTCAAGAGTACTCTCCAATCCTTTGTTACTTAATGTCATCAAGGGATTATCCATTATTCCTGTAAGCGACACACCCAACAAACGCTCCTCTTCTGTGTTCTTGCTCCACACCTTACGCAAGTATGGAAAGGTTTGTGAGCGATGATTGGATTGTTCCAAGGGATCGTTGCGATGCGAACCTTTCTTTCCAGATCCGCAAGAGTATCTGTGGCACGAATGACAACCTCTGTAAGGTTACAGAACTGATACGGCCTAAGTATAATCTCACTACAAGGGTTAGTTCCAAACTCGTAGTTAGGATCACGCCTTTTATATTTCTTAGCTTGATTTTTACTTGCTTGTCTATTGAATACACCACGCTCTCCTGATTTACTTTCTACTAATGCTTGCCATTCACGCATGAATGTTTCCATGTCAGGCTTCTCTGTATAACTAACTGAGTTATTAGCTAACGCTCGCCAAGCTGCAGTCTCCCACCACTGGCCTGACTTAGCGTGACGCATACGATCATCAGAGAGGTTAGACAAACTAATCATAGCACTACGGCGTACACCACCTACAACTACAATCTGTCCAATAAAGCACATCAAATCATGACATTCTAAACTAGATAGTTTACGGCCTTGTGCGTTTTTGAATGTTGTAATGGCGAAATTAAACAACTCTACAAGGGGTGCAGGGCCGCTGGCTCTACCACCAAATACTTTTAGTCTTGCACCTGCAGGACGTACCTTAGAGACATCCCACTTGGGGATTTCACCAGCCCATAGGAGAGCAAGAACTTGACGGAACGCTTTAGCCCAACCTTCCTTACTGTCTTTGACAACGATTACTGTGTCACTGTCGAACAACTGCGGGACTTCAGGAAGCTTACTAATGAACTGCCGCTCAACACTGAAACCTACACCAGTACCACACAAGAGGATGAACATAGCCTCATCGAAGGACTTAGGGTCATCTACGGGTAGATAGCTACAGTTATACCCTGCAGTATTGTCACGCTCTAATGCCTTACCTGCGGTCATCATAGCTCTCATAGAGGGCATAACTTCTAAGCTAAGAATAGCCTGTTCAATATCATGAGCAACACTAAAGTCAGCCTCACTAGCCCCACTGTCAATTACAGGCTCAACTACGTTATTCATATAACGATCTACTGTTTCATCCCATGCTTCTCGTCTACCTTCTTCATCAAGCCATCGTGCATAACGTGACTTGTGAATAAAGGATTGATAGTCTGTGGGTAAATAATTATCCATGTTTGTTACTCCGTTATTGTTTTAATTGCTTTTATTTCCATACCATCTATGTCATAGATGAACTCTTGTATTGCCTCACGTACCTCTTCGTCAACAAAACCATCTGCTGGCATAGGGTACTCGTCTTCGTCTACCTTGAGAGTGATGAATACTTTAACTATCACCGTTCTCTTCCTCAATAAGTTGATTCAAGTACCATTGCGCTTTATACAAATCTTCTGAACCATTCTTATAGCGATATCGCCACAGGTATTTCATAATGTTACCTTGTAAGTAATACTGAAAACCTTCTTCTCCTGTTGCCGCACGAATAGCATCAATGCATTCTATGCCAGCAAAGTTGTAGTGCTCTGGTGAGTTTACCATATCTTTGTCTGTCATGTGTATCTCCTTATTTGAAGTTTACTTTTATAACGTTATCATCTGTCTCTACAAGACGTAGTTTGGGTTTCTCTTCTTCTTGTTCTTCTAATGCATCTTCCGCATATTTAAGTAATGTACTTCGCACTGTTTCATCTGATTCCATTGCGGGTATAGAAGCACATACCATATGTGTGATCTGCATTAGATTAACATAGTCCTCATCTGATACACTATTTTCATCTGTAGTGCAACTACCAACAAGCAATTCACCTGTCCAATTTCCTTTTTGGTCTAAGAATGGACTGATACGTATAACGAAATCATTAGGATCAAAGTCCATGTATATTTTATCTTCTGCCACATTATCTCCTCTTCACTTTTTTATATGGAAAATGTATCAGATCAGGATGCATGTCCTTTCCTTTTTCATTTAACCAATCTTCTGGTATGATCCTGTCGTAGTACGGGATCTTATTCTTTTCACACCACTGACCATAGGTAGTCTTAGCACCTTTACTCAGCTTACGTCTACTACTTTCAAACACAAACCTAATGTCTAGCTTGGGATGTTGCTTCTTGATAGCAGAGTGTTTTCTTCTATCATCCGCAGTGAACCTCCCTTTTGTTTCTATTATGATCCCATTAGGTAATACAAAGTCTGGGGTATAGGTGCGGTACATAAGATCTTCCCATTCAATCTTGATGGCTTCGTACTTGACTGGAACATTACGCTCTACCAAGTAGTCTTTTACTTTGATCTCTAGCCCACTCCTATACCCATGTTTAAGAGCAGCGGCAAACTGCTTGCCATTCATTAGATACGCCACAACCCATTCCAAGGACTAGGCAAACTACTTACAGTAGATACCCCTAGTGATCGTAGCTCTTGTCGTACAGCATCTTCTGCCGCCTTACGTGCTTCCATAGCAGAACGTAACCCTGCATACTTAGCCTCATGCAAGGCTTTCTTACGCTCAAGAAGATCCTGCTCCATAACATTGATCTGCTCTTGCATTTCTTTTATTTCATCATCACCTAACATTTAATACTCCTTTACTTCTATGTATGGTACAATGGGTTTTACCTTAGCCTGAGATACCTTAGATGGTAACTCTTGTAGCGTAGGGTAACACTCAAACCTGTAGTCACAGAACTTACAGTTACCATTCAATACTTTGTTGCCTGATGTCTTACCCCTGAATGTCTCAGGTATAGGATCAAAACAACGCTTGAACTCGTTAGCATTTACTGTGTCAACAGTATCTTCTAATGTAGTAATTTCTGCGTCAATGTCAATACCCTCTGCTGGAACATATTTAATTCCACCGTTGGCTTTGTTGACTACCCACCAGCCACCTGCTTTCTTACCTGCAGCCTTAGCGTAGCCAGCCAGTTGACCTACGTAACCAAATGGATCACTGTCCTTCAGTGTTTGGAATGATTCAAACTTGTTTCTGTATGACCAGTCCGATGCAGACTTAACGTCATCGACTGCCCCATCCATCACAAGATCGTATGATCCCTTTACAGTAGTCTCCCCTAGCTTTAGTTCAACAAAGTTGTCATCGTCTTCGTACTTAACTCCTGCTTCTGTTATGATACCCTTGAACGCTGCCTCTACGATGTCACCCATCAGCATGTTCATTACGAATGTTGTTGGTTTAGGCAATGCCTTCTCTGGTTTATTCTTCTCAAACCAAAGCTGACAAGTCGGTCTGCCCACATTGGACATACGCAACCGAAACTTGTCACGCTTATTGCCCCCACCAAACTGGCGTCTCACAGCATCCATTACATCTGTACCAATCTGTTTGATTGTTTCTTCCGACATTGTTGATTTACCAGATGTAGCATCTTCAAGATACTGATTGATCGCCAGTTCAGCAGGATGGTTCATTAGACAAAATCCTCTGCGTCAATGTCTACGAACTCTTCCACAGTACCTGTGTCAACCTCTTCATTCTTATGCATGTTCTCATCCCATGAGTTGAGGATATACGTATTGTAATTCTCAATCCATGCAATGAAGTTAGCAAAGTTCTCCTGTGCTTCATTGTCCATGTCCAAAGTATTGTTCAAGTCCAGTGAAGTGTTAGGCACATAGAAGCTGCTACCATTTGGTAACGGTACTTCTGTTGTGGTCATTGACACGTAGTGCTGTGGTGGCAAGCGGCGCATCTTTGACAGCTTAGTGAATACTTCACCCACTGTTTTAAATGCGTCACGGTTGTCAATCTCCCAGATGAATGGGGTGGACTCTACGTCAACAGAGTTACCTTGCTCATCTGTAGGATTGACCAGTTCAACGACACCAAACAAAGCACGAACACGCTTGATTGATTTGATCAAGTCTTTTGTGCTATCTGGTAATGCAGCCCAGTCTTTGATAAAACCTGCAGGTTTACCACAGTTAAACCCACCATCATTATCCTTTCATGTCATGATTGAGATCATTACCCATGACAGTTTTTACATAACGATTTGGTCGTGAGTCATTACCCATCACAAACTTCTTGTGCATAAAGCGTTGTAGGTAAGGACGAATAGACACACTCTCAGCGTAATACGTTGGCCCATCTGGTATTTCCAGTTTGTATGTACCACCACTTACAACTTCTACGTTCTTCATCTTACCATTGATCTCTTGCTGACCCATGATAGGTGAGTGATGAATACGTAAACGTGCAAGTGTACTTGCTTTAGAGGACTGCTGTGCAGCATCTGCGTTCATGCCCATTGCTTGGGCCATTGCTGAGAAATTGTTTGTGTCGATTGTTGATACTTGATTCATATTAAGTCTCCTTTTATTTTAGACGAATGGTGGTTATATCATATTACATCTTTTGTGTCAAGCCAGTTTGGGCCAATCTTTGCCTCTAATAATAGAGGTACATTGAAATCAATATCCCACTTGCGGTTGACGATTGCAATTAGTTTGTCATTAGCTGTGCTAATAACTCTTAGTACTTTGTCCTTCTCATCTGGGTGCACATCAATCACAACTGAGTCATGTACACTGTTTACTACACAACTGTGTAGCCTGTTTGCTGTTAGTAACCTATCTATGTATATCAAAGATAGTGGCACTATGTCAGCGGTTGCAAACGATTGTACTGGATAATTTTTGATCTGTGTGAAAAATGTCACACCACCAAAACGTCTACGTACAACGTCAGGGAAAGCAAACTCACGTCCAGATGGCGTAGTGATCTTGCCTGTGTTTAATGCTTCTTTGGCTAGTGCCTCATGCCACTTGGCAATACCAGAATACTTTGTCGTAAACTGTTGATAGTATGTCGCTTCTGCTTGTGACCTACCGAAACCACTGGCACCATACAAGGGAGCAAACGTATGTGCCTTAGCTTCTTGACGTGACATAGGCTGACCTGCATCACTGATGACCTGTGCAGTGTAAGCATGTACATCAAAGCCTGTAGACACTTCCTCAATGGCAGTAGTATCTTGTGCAAGGAACGCAGCAACTCTGAACTCTAACTGTGCCATGTCAGCTTCCATAATCTGACCGCCTTCCCAACGTGATGTGAAACACACGCTTGACAGGGAACGTACCACCACGTGGCATGTTCTGCATGTTAGGGTCTGCACCTGACAAACGTCCTGTGCCAGTGCGGTGTTGCAGTAAGCGTACATGCAAGCCTACCGTCACTCTTTACATGCGTTGCTATAGCCCTCTACAAAGCTGCTGAGATATGTTTCTACTGCAGACAATCTACGTAGGTTCTGTAAGAATAGCTCTGCCTCTCTCATACCCTTGGAACGTGCAATGCCCTCAAGGTACAGCAAGTTACCTTTGTCTGTACCAAAGCCATTGGAGCTTACCCATTTTGGCTGTAGGTGGTGAGAACTTTAGTCCTGCCAGAGTAGTGGTATCAGTGTATACAAAGCCAGCAGCATTACAAGCAGTGCATCTATTTGTCCTAGCGAATGGAGTGCCATCTTTCTTTACCTTTCTTACCTGTCCTGTGCCGTAACACTCTTTGCACTGATGTGCCTTCTGCTTGTACAACCTGTCACTGTGTAGTCGTACTGTACTGCGGTACTCTGTGTCAGGCATACGTTCATCAAACAAGTCTGCCCACACCTTCTTGTCATGTGGCCTACGACTGTAGATTACCCATGACTTCTGCTCTGGGCTGTTGAGGATTGATGGGTCTGTCACCCATAAGATCTGCAACCTGTTCCTCTAGTGCAATTGAAAGTACATTACGTTCATGCTCAAACTCATCACGCACCTTCATCAATGCAGTCCATGTCTACCTGAAAGCCACGCTTGATAGATACGTGCAAGGTGTATTGCAAGCTGGTTGGTCAGAGTGATCGTTGGCTCCAGTGAACTGCATTCCTCGTACTTGGTCTGCAAACGATTGAACAATTGCTGCGTAGCATGTAAGTCATGTGACAGATACTCTGACAATTCGTCATGCGGTATGTCACGAGTAGACAAGCCTTGCTTGAAGTATTCTTTGAGAGTGTCCTGCTTCTTAGTGTCAAGCTCATAGCGTTCTGCACATGCCTCAAGAGACAGTGCCTCTTTCTGTCCACGCTGCAGTACATACTCGCCTAGCATGGTATCAAAGATGTCACCGTCATAAGTAAAGCCTGACTCCCACAACCATACAAGATCGTGAGGGGCATTGTGTGCAACCAACAGGCGGGTAGAGTCCAGTGCATCCTGAACAATACGCCGCCCATCTGTGGTGGGTTGTTGCTCTGCGTGATCGAATGTTACAATAGTTTCGTTCATGTGATCATCCAGCATACCCACCATTACAAGTGTGTTATCGGGTTCAAACGGATCAAGGTGCATCTTGCCGTTGCGTTTAATTACTGTGTTTTCTACGTCAAGGGTCAGTATCATGTTGTCTCCTACTTTATATCTCCATCGTGCCAGTCATCCCATGTATCTTCGTAAACATTGTATGCCTTGTCAAGATCATCGTGAAACTTTTTATCTGTGGCATATGTATCTATGGCATCTACGCACTCTTCAAGTGTTAATTTATTACGTATCATTGCATTGTGTAAGCGTATTTCAGCAATTGATTTTGATGTAGTCATGTTAGTAAGTCTCCTCTCAGTAGCACGTTCTCTTTCTTCTTGTGTCATTGGTCTAATCATCTACCAGCTTCCTCTAAACAAAAGCCACATGTATCATTCTGCGCTGGGCCACCACAAGTTAAACACGTCTGCCACTTCTCATCTTCCAAACCTCTCTTTACTAATGTCACAAACCCTACGTTAAAGATAGCTGCGAATGTTTCAGGGTTACACTCTACTTGTAGAGTAGCACTACCATCCTCGTGTTCCTCTACCTCTGTTACTTTTATCTCACTCATTGCTTACTCCTATACACGGTAATAAAATAGACAGCTTGCAGTACTTTGGATAGTCATCATACGTCATAGCTATCAGTACGGGTGGTGCAGCAATCAGTAAAGCTACAATAGCTGACGCCTTGATTGCACCGTCAATGTTACCTCTCATCATTCATTCTCCCTTAATGCTTTCCATGATACAGGAAATAGTTTAGCCATCTCTGTGTCAATGTGCCCAGCTACAACCTGTGTCTCGTATTGTGTGTCGGGCTTACAACGTAGGTTACACATGTCTGCAAACGCATCTAAGCTACCTGACCAGTACCACTCAGTGACCATGCTCTGTGGCAGTACCATACGTGCTTGTTCTGGGCAAATTCCTAAATCCAACAAGTACTCATAGTCTTTTTTGGCTGAGTCTGCCATGTCTCTAGCTATGTCAGAAGACACTGTTATTTTACCCTTGCTACCCTGTTTAGCATCTACGCTACGTCCACGCCATTCTGTTGGCTGATAGAACTCAGGCTCATGGTCAACATACCTACGGCTGATTTCATTCCAACGTAGGAACTTATGCTTGACTAGCTGCCTTGCTACAAACACGGGTGCTTTGACATGAAAGGTTACAAAACAGTGCCCAAAGGGGCTGGTGTGCTTGTGTTTGGCTAAGTAACGTATCAGCTTGGCGTCCTTGTCTTTCAACTTGGGTGGCCCCCATACGTCACTTGTATCCATCTCACTACGCTTACCAAAGCTTACTCGTGCCGCATTAGCAACAGATAAGTCTGTACCCATGTGGTCTACATAGAATGTTTGTATCATGCGATCTCCTTTAGTATATTCACTGCGTCTTTTTCTGTCAGTCTAAACCATTCACCATTGTCATGTTTATTCCAAGGATGTTGTGTTTTAGATGCTGCCAACAGATGTGCTTTCTTTTCTGTCTTATATCTATTGTTTGTTTTTATCGCATACACAAGCTTGTAATCTCTGTGTGGGCTTGATGTGTTGTAGCTATTGCATCTGTCTACAGCATCAACAGCCATGCCTATCTTTACCCAGCCTTCCCACGCAGGATTAGTAATAACATACACATGACCGCCTATGTGTTTTTCATACAAAGCCATGACTTCTTTTTTAATTTCGATAGCCTTGTTTTCAATCAAACCCATAGCTTCATACACTGCAGCAAAGCCCTTTGACTTGTATAGATCATAGAAAGGATGCTTGGGATTGCCAACCCTACATCTGTAACCGTTTATAGTCATACGTGTTTTATTTTCTAGTGTTCTACTCATGATACGTACCTCGCTATTTTATATTCAAGATCTGTGTGGACAATGCCGTGCCACCCAGACAATTTGTTTTTGACCACATTTATGTGGCGTTGGTTGTCTTCTTCATCTTGACCCTCAACTGTAGGGTTCTTGGAGATCATAATCATAAGGTCAGCTTCTGCTGCCTTACCTGTACGTGAGCCTTCCATCATAGCTTGGTTGAGTACAACCTTACCTTCTGCTTCTGCAGATAGCTGAGACATGTAGAACATGGCACACTCTTGCTGCTTGGCAATCTGACGTGCTTGTATGGCGTTAGCCTTGAGTGCCTCATCAGGACGTGAGAAGCCAGCAGTACGGGCAAACTTATCACCCATGTCTAGTATAACTACGTCAGGTTTGTACGACTTGCACACAGACTCAACCCAGTTCATGTCACGTCCTGTTGCATCCTTGAACATGATCTTGTCACGTATCTGACCAAAGACACGCATGGCTTCCTGTTTGTTCTTCACGATCTCAAACTTGTCCATTCCTGTAGCTGCCGTGATGTAACGGTGAGCCACACGGTGGTAGCCTTCTTCGTTACACAACACAACAACACGTGCACCCTGCCATGCAAAGCCGTTAGGCCCAGCCACAAGTGAGGCATGGAAGGATGTCTTGCCTGTGTTAGGACGTGCACCTACCTCAATCAAGTGACCAGCATTGATGCCCTCAACTTTACGTGTCAACGTGGGTATGTTGAATGTCCACTGTGACTCAAGGTCAGTCATGGCAAGAATAGTATCAAGGTCAATGTCTTCCCAATCAATACGTAGGTTGGGTGTGAAGTCATCCCCATACTGCTCAAGCATCTGACGTAATGGTTCTAGTGTAGACTTGCTACCGTTTACGTAGTCAAAGCCAAGGTTGGCAATGTCCTCACCAATCACCTGTTGAAACAGCTTAGATAGCACCTCTTGTGCTACATCACTGCCCATTGGCTGCTCCTTACTTACCTGCCCAAACAAGTGGCTGTAGGCAGTCTTCTGTGCAGTTGTGAGGGTAGGGTTGTTCGCCATAAACAATGCCTCAATCTCTGCTGGTGTAACTGTACGTTCATAACGATCCATAGCGGTGTCAATAGACTGCTTGATCTTGCGTACATCTTTACTGAATAGTCTGTCTGGACAACGTGCACCACGATGCTCGTCATAGAAGTCTTTGTCCATCAGACTACGTATCAATGATAATTCCATTATGTGTCTCCTAGTGTTGTAAGGTTTTCAAAGTCGGTAGGGTTACGGTATTTTAAATCGTCACGCAAGTACAGGATCTTGATAGTGTCCACGTACTGACGTAGCTCTCGTGCAAACTGCAGTGTCTTGGGTAACGCATCGGGGTCTAATGCAATTATTGCTGTTGAGAACTGCGATAAGTACCTCTTGTGTCCATTGGACAATGATGTACCCAACACTGCGACCCCGACATATACACCACCATCACCTACAATAGCAGCACTTACGCAGTCCTCAACAACTACAGCCGTTTTACCACGTCCAGAAGCGTATGGCAAGTCACTTTTACCATATCTTTTCCACTTAGGTATACGTTTACCTAGTGATCTGCCTGTGGCATCGACTGTAACTCCACTGTGTACAACAGGGAACACCACACGATGTTCCTTAACGTCATACAACAGTCCTAAATCTTGTGGGTCTAGCTCCCACTGGTCACAGAAGTCTCTGATCTTTGCATCATCACGTACAAACCAATCTGGTTTTGAGAATGTTGATACGTGTGTCTCTTCTGCAACACTACCCAATGACTTACGTATGTCATCAGCAGTAAGTTGAGTACGTGTGCCGCCTGACGCACTGCACCCAGCTTTGTAACAGTTCCATATGATCTTACCCATATTATTAGTAATAGTAAATGTATTCTTAGTATTACATGACGGGCATGTCATACGTTTAGTTTCACCATTAGCAAGTTCTAAATCATGTATAAGATCATTCATATTCATACTGTATCACTTTCTATGTTGTTCGCTCCACTCAAGGATACACTTACGTTTCTCTGTGTCAAGGCACTATTTGCACTTGTGTAAGTATGTTTCATATATGGTTTCACAGAAGACACATGATTGTGTCCTGTCACCGCCATAACTTGGGGCAATGGTACACCTGCATCTACCATCTGTGTTACACCTGTCCTACGTAAGTCCATAAGACGTAACTCTTCGGGTAGTTTAGCTAGACGCATCACCCTTCTACCCACTTTGGATAGTCTCTCCATAGCATAAGGGTTGTACGAACCATCCGTAGGTCTAGGATGTGGGGCAACGTAGTCTTGAAAACCAAAGTCATTACGCTGTTCGTTCAACATATGTAATAGATCCTCTGATATTGGTAGCTCTACGTCAGCCCTACGTTTACTCTGCTCAAGAGTTAGTTTCTGAGTACGAAAGTCAATGTTATCCCAAGTCAACATACGCATGTCACCTAGTCGCTGACACCACTCGTATGCCATCTGTACAATCAGGCCAATGTTACGATACTCAAAGTCGCTGTATGCTACGTCAAGAAACTTGACAACATCATCATGTGTCCACACCACCTTACGCTGTGCAGCAGACTTACGTTTGATGTTTGCCCAAGGATTGTACGTAGTATGCTCCATCTGTATCGCATAGTTGTACACCCTACTGGCACATGTTGCTGCATGATTAGCGAAACTGATGCCACGTTTGACCCACTCTTCGTATGCTTGCTTTGCAACCTTAGAGGTAACGTGTTCATACTTACGCCACCCCATAGTCTGGTGCAGCACAGTCAGAAAGTACCTGTAGTCAACCTTAGTTGAGTGACGTAAAGCATTGAAATCATTAGACATATAGTAATAGTTAATGAGATCAGTAACTTTACTGCTAGACTTTATTCGTACAACCTGTGCTTGTTCTTCACGCCATGTGTCAATCGCCTTGTTGTGATCACGAACAATCTGACGCACTTGTTTTAAGTCTGTACCATACTCCTCACGTTTGACCACACCCTCATCGACAAGGTTTTGTGGCGGGTTAAAGCGGTATGAGATCACCCCAGAGGGTGAAGCTCGTTCTTGTACATAGCGTGGTAGCTTTGGCATGTGTTATGCAGCCTCCAAAGTAATAAACTTGTCATCACTAACCCACTTGCTTACCTCTTGCTCACGTGACCACATGCTTACGGCCTGTGTGTCGTTGCCAGTGTTACGAAGGTTGAAACCATTACGCTCATCAGCATACGATGCATAGTTGGTGAAGGCAGAATACAATGCCCACTTATTGTGACCACGCTGTGAAGCCTCTTGCATGTACAAGCTGTACATCTTCTCAGACTTACGCTTAGATGCAATCATGCTGTCAAGCAGTGAGCTTACATCTACGTACTTCAGGTCAGTCTGTGCCCACACTTGCATCTTGCTGGCTTCCTCATAGAAGTCCTTACGTGCTCGTGTCAGTTCGTAGATGAAACTTTCCATAGTAAAGTTAGATGTGTTCTTCTTACGCACTTTGTCATACTCCCCTCTAATCATTCCATTGGTACAAAAGAAATCAATGGCACCAAAGTACACCTGATTGCTGCACGATCCGTCAATACCATGTAATGATATGATACGATTGCCAATCTCAGTGCTGTGTTTGTCTGTCTCAATGACAGTCTTCATGTTGGGCAGGGTAATGTCAAGCATAGCCCATGCCCCATTACGTGCAGTACGCCAATGTGTGTTGGCATTTGCTAACTCATGGTCAGACAATTCTTCTGTCACTGTGTCAAGGACACCACGGTAGAAGTCGCCATGTGATGCACAAGTAAACGTGTTACCTACTACGCCAAGGTATTCACCTGATGTAGCATTGATGACGTACTTCTTGTCTTTCACCTTGGTAGGCTCAAAAGCTACGTCAAAGTCCATGTAATCAGGTACGATATCTGGGTGATTAAAATCAAAAGCCATACTATTTTTCTCCTTATGATAAGTATGTGGCAACTGTGCCATAGTTATGTAAGATATACAATGCCCCACTAAGGGGTGTTAGTTATTTGTAGAACAGGTGTGACCCATAAGTCACAGTGTACTCTAGTTTGTCAGCCCAATATGGACGTACATAGTTTGCGTGATAGTGCGTTGCACCTTGTGTCATGTCTATTGTGCCTTGCAGTACATCTACAGCTACCATCTGAGCATAAGCCCATGCATATGCCTCACGTGGCCTGTCACTTTTACCGTCACAGTACCAACTGAACTGACATGTGCCATCCTTGCGTGATTGTTTAACCACAGAGCACACGTCATTGGGAAACTTGTTGGACTGCACACGGTTCATGACTACCTGTGCTACGGCATACTGCCCAACCATACTATCGTTACGTGCCTCAAAGTATACGTTTAGTGCAAGGCACATCAATGCTGCTTCAATCATTTGTCTTTCCTTTTAGGTAAAGGTGTACCTGACCAATCATCACATGGATCATCAGGCGGCATCGGTTTCTGATCCAGATGAGTAGACTGATATGAATATACGTGTACCATCGCCATCGCTTTCGCTGTCTGAGATGAGGCGTACTTCATTACCTGCATCGGCATATTGCTTTAGCTTTTGTATACTAAGCATCGTGTCACCACGACCTGATCGTCTGAAGAAGTTTATGTCTGCTTCCTCACCGTCTATGTACTCACCTATCACAGTGAGCTTGTTACCTTGCTCAAAGAAAGGGTCAGTATATTTCATGCCAAAGTCATCCCACATGAACTGTTTTACAGTTTTGTTAGCATTGATCTCTGACTTGTTCAACATACGTTCAGTTAGTTTTATATTAGCTGCCATTGCTTTCTCCTATTGCAATACTACTGGTGCATCATAGACATAACCAATGTCTGCATACTCGTCTGCTTCGTATTCTGCACATGATACGAACTCTACTTCTTTGTCAGGGTGAATGTGCTTTGCCATTAGGACTGCCATGCTGCAAGCACTTGCCCAGCTATCAATGGCAGGAAAGGTATCATCAAGTGTGATACAACTCTCCTGTCCATCAATCTCTAAGACAATTTCATATGCCTTAATGCTTGGCATTATAGTACCATGCACGATCATCATTAGGCAGAACACATGGCTTCCAATGGCATGGTCTGTCCTCGTATTCATCGTGCTTTTGTGCCTTGAAACTAAATGTCTCCTTTAACGAATACGCTTTGTGCCGCAAGTCAGCTAACGTACTCAGGTTTACGTCAAACATTTCTGCTGCGTCATCTAGCATACGGTCTAACGCATTGTACAACTCAAGCATTTCTAATGCTTTGTCCTCTTGTAATAGGTATGTTACTGGCTCTTGTGTTTTTTTCTTAGTCATATCTGGATCTCCTTATCCTGCAAAATGAAATAGTTTGTTAGGGTTGTACGCATGTTCAACGTACAAGGTACGCTTGCCAAAGTGATAGGCGTTCATGCTATCCAATGGTTGATACTTAAACCATCCACGTGACGTTACCTTACGTTTACGGTACAAGCCCTTACGTCCAAGGACATTGAAACGAAAACCTTTTGTGCCATCATTCAATGGCTTAGTTGCGAATATTACAAACATGTTTGTACTCCTTCTGCTTGTATTGTTGGTATCTTGTCGGTCACAGTTAGCCATGCCCGACTTGCTTCGTATACAGGTTCTTCTGTCTGCTTGTCAACAAAAGATGCATACTTGTATGGGTTGTAAGTTATAGTGTCCAACATTGGACGGTTTGTATAACGAAAAAATGTGGCATCACCACGCACAAAGGCATGGACATTTTTCCTGCCCTCACTGAGTACACGATTACGCCCCGACTGACGCACTACAAACTTAGGGTTTTCAATGTGTACTTCGTCAGTGTGTACCATAACTCTGCCTGTCCTACATGAACGAACAGAGAATGTTTTCTTATGTAGATTGAAGTATACTTCAACTCTCATCATCACTCTCCTCAAACTCAACAGACAACGTAAAGGCAAAGTTGCCATCGTTTGTATATCCCATGTCTGTAATTTTTTCGTGTATCATCTCTGCCAAGAAATCAAACTCTTGGTTTGTGAAATCATTGAGAATTACTGTCATCAGACTTACCTTTCAGTTTTGTTATCACAAATAAGTATACGTATATCTGAATGTATATACACCAGATAGTGAAGGTGTCCACACCTCTCACGTCATAGCCTACACTGTGCATGATTACAATAGTAATTAGCATAGCAAAGTAGCCAGCGAAAGGTGTGAACAATAGGTAGAGCATTAGCTATGCTGCGCCAACTTTGCGTCAATGTCCTGAATGAATGTTGCATACATTTTACGTTGACGTAGTAATGTTGCACGTTGATTTTTATTCTTAATCAAGCCAAGTGTTTTAAGAACACTAACACGGTACACTACACGATTGTAATACTCATTTGTTTCATCAGCAATTTGACGATGCGTTTTAGTTTTCCAATTCGCAAGAATGTAATCATCTAACGGCGCATAGTTGTACGTGTATTCTGTAGCACGTTTCATGTGAAAGGTGTGTTGTACATACAGGTTTGGGTTAGATGATTTTACTACGGGACGTGTTGATGTTGCGTTTGTCATTGTGTTAGCTCCTATGCTACTTTTTTACGAAGGTTAAGTTTAGTTTGACGTGCTACTTTACGATCACGTTTCCAATCGTCGTTACGTTTAGACTGTCCAACATTGGACGGTTTTCGTTTAGTCATCTTGATAAAGTTTTGCATCTCGCATCGCATTGAGATTGTCCTTTCTTCGGTTGTGTTTAGCCTTGCTACCTTTCTTAGGCGGCACGACTTGTGGTGATTTACGCTCCTGTAACATTGCCTTTGCCACAGGGTTTCGGTATGTTACAGAAGTTTTCTTAGCCATGTTCAAATCCATATGTTATACATTCAACGTGGTAACGTGATACCACATCGCCAGTATCCAAGGCACGGTTGGCACGATTACCTGCCACGTATTTACACCATGTATTCCACCAGTATTCACTGCCCTCTTGCTGCGTCAGTTCGACATACTGCTCAACTTTCTTGCGTACTGTAGCGGGTTTCATGCCTGATGGCGGTGTCTTCACAAGGTTAGGTGATATACCCAATCGCTTGATATTGTGGCTGTCTATACATGCCACATTGAAGCCAAGGCATTGAGCTAGGAAGGCAGCTTTGACCATGCCAAGGTTAGGTACAGCCATGAACAATTGTATGACATCAGCACATGCTTCCACACTGTCATAACCTTTGGTGTCTACTATGTGGTACAGCTTGCCATACAAGAACTCTTTGTTCTCGTTTAGGTACTCGTAGCCATCAGCTTTCTTACCCCACAAGCAATCAGCTTGGTAGAAGTCACGTTCTACTTTGACCATGCTGCCACGGACTGTGGACAAGCCAGCTTGGATTGTGAGCAGTACAAACAAGCCAGTGTTTACCAAGGCATCTGGGCCACGCCATTTTACGAAAGCTTTGATCTCATTTACATCACGTTGATACATCGTATCGTCCTTTTAAAGTGATAGCTAGCCTTACGGCTATCTTTGTCCAACATTGGACGGTTTCAATTTGGTAGTTAGTATATGTATATGTTATATATACTTTCACTAAAGTATCAAGTATATATAACTTATACTATACATAAAGTTCAGCTTGCTCCGCTTCACTCATTCCTGTAATGAGGAACTCACGTTCCACTGCTGACAAGTTAGGCATTGCCTCTTGGATGAGCATACCCTCACGCCATAGCAAGTATTCATGCATGGTAACGTCAAGTTTCATTGTGTTTTTAACACCAGAAACGATTGATCTACGAGTAATTTCCATCATTTTTAAATCCCGTTTAAAGTGTCCAACATTGGACGGTTTCAGTTATCTTTAGTATTATACATATGTTATATAACACTTTCACTAAAGTATCAAGTGTTTATATAACTATGTAATACTACTTGTCAAGAGGACGTTCACAAATTGTGATAAACCCCAACATTGCAACGGGAACCGCAATGCCAATGAGTATGTGCAAGTGACCATTGAGTGATACAACGGCAATGGTCAAATAGGTAAGTAATACAAGTATTACAGACCAAGCAATAGCGAGAATAATTTTCATGATACATCCTTCCATCCACTATCGTAGATAAGTGTTGGTTCACGTTTCTTTAACTCTTTAGGAGTTAATGTGTTATCAATCAAAGTGTCCAATGTTGGACGGTTCATGTCCTCTGCGAGTTCACAGAACTGTGACATAGCAGCGTCAAGCTGTGATTGCTCAACGCTGGCTTTGGTGTTAGGTACTTTGTACCTCATGCAGCAGCCTTTTGACGATCAGCCAATACCTCAAGTAAATCATTTATGATTTCTTCAAGGTCAACTTCGTTGAGTTCAGCCTGAGCAATAACAGCATTTACAATGGCTGTTTTGGAGTAACGCTGTTTAGGTGCATCAGCCTTTGGCTGTTCAGTAGGCTCAGACTGTCCAACATTGGACGCTTCACCTTCGGTGGTTTCAGCATCATCTGCTTTAGCAGCCTTACGCATTGCAGCTTGTAAAGCTGTCAGTGATGAACCTTTAAAATTGCCATTGGCAATAAACTCACGACACTCTTTTTCGTTTTCAACGAACCACAAAGCCTCTGAACGACGGCGACGATCAATCTGCTGAATACCATGAGTCCGAAGGACATGTGTTGGTATTTGACCGCTGTCTACGGTAGACTGAGCCTTCAACTCTTGTAAGAGTTTACCCAACCTTGTATCAAAACCATTCTCTTTGATGGTTTGCTTGAGGCTGTTCACTTGACGCCAAATTGATCCAAGGGCTTTGCCCTCTTTTACCAATGCTGAGATTGAAGTACCTGAAGTCGTTGTTGAGTTTTTCATCGGTTTATCCTTTTATCTATATTCTGTTTATATGAGAGAACCTATATCTCTCACAAATAGTGAGATATAGTTCTCTTTATAAACGAGTAGAATATAGTATAAGTTCTGTCAAGTCGGTTCTTCACATGTGATCCTCTGCGCCTGTCGTTTCCCGTATGACTGCAACGTAGTAGTTAGCACTAACTACGTAGTGAAGTTCGTGCGCTAAACTCGTGAGGCTAGTTTGGGTTGGGCAAACTGTTGGTGTTGCATATATATCACAGTTATACTGTGGCATGTCCAATGTTGGACACTGTTGGTTTGAATATAATGTGACCATCACCATAGGTGGTAGGGTATATGTGCATCGGCACTGCAACACACCATCGGTGTCATAATACCCCATAATAATTCATACTTTAGTATGGCAACTGATTACATAACAGTTGTCACCTTAGCATAAACCCTTGTTTTTGTTAGAGTTCCTCACATGCTGGTGTAATGTGTGTCACATAATGCGTACACCAGCGATGCAAGCACATGATGTGCGCTACACAGGCATGACATGTACGGGTGGGCAGGGGCCATGCGGGGGGTGTACGTTATA